CCGAAGGCGACCACGTTGGTAAGCCCGTGGTGTTGGCCCCATTCCAGAAGGAATTTATTCTAGCGGTTTACGATAACCCGCACGTCACCGACACCGCCATCTTGTCAATCGCACGAAAGAACGCCAAGACTGGCACGATAGCTTTTATCCTACTGGCGCATATCATTGGGCCGGAAGCCAAACAGAACAGCCGTATTGTCAGTGGCGCTATGAGCCGGGAACAGGCCGCCGAGGTTTATAACCTGGCATCAAAGTGTGTTCTGATTTCGCCAAAGCTCCGCGACAAGATTCGGATTATACCGTCGAGCAAGAAGCTGGTGGGCCTTCTAATGGGCGTGGAATACCAAGCGATCAGCGCAGAGGGTAAAACAGCCCACGGCAAAAGCCCGATCCTGGCAATCCTCGACGAGGTGGGACAAGTACGCGGGCCGCAATCTGATTTCATCGATGCCATTACCACGGCCCAGGGCGCATATGAGCAACCGCTGCTAATCTACATTAGTACCCAAGCCGCAACAGATGCAGATCTGTTCAGCATATTGATCGACGATGCCAAGAAGAACAAACCCAAAAAAACCGTGTGCCATGTTTACGCAGCCGACAAAGACGGTGAGCTGCTAGATAAAGCACAGTGGTTAAAAGCAAACCCGGCGCTGGGATTGTTCAGGTCAATGTCAGACATGGAAAAGCAGGCAGACAAAGCAAACCGCATGCCGAGCTTTGAAAACACGTTCCGCAACCTAAACTTAAACCAGCGGGTCAGCACCATGTCGCCGTTCGTTTCTAAGACGGTTTGGGATCTTAACGGCCGTGCTATAATAGCCGAACGCGGCATTGAATGGTTCGGCGGATTGGATTTATCGGCGCGCACGGATTTAACCTCATTCGTGGTGCTGGGTATTAACCCAGACGGCATGATGGTCACAGAGTCATACTTCTGGACGCCAGAGATTGGGTTACTAGACCGGGCCAAAGTTGACCGGCAGCCGTATGACGTATGGGTGCGCGAAGGTTATCTGCGAACAACGCCAGGCGCGACAGTGGATTACGGATTTATTGTGCGGGAAATTGCCGAGATTATCAGCGACAAGAATCTGGTTTCGTTAGCTTTTGATAGGTGGCGCATCGATGTATTTAAAAAAGAATGTGAGCGGGAGGGCATTAACCTACCGCTTATTGAGTTCGGCCAAGGCTTCAAGGATATGTCGCCTGCTATCGACGCACTCGAAGCGGCGTTGCTTAATGATAAAATTGCGCACGCAATGCAGCCTGTTCTAACAATGTGCGCGGCAAATGCGGTGATAACAAAAGACCCGGCAGGAAACCGCAAACTAGACAAACACAAAGCGACAGGGCGCATCGATGGCATGGCTGCTTTGACTATGGCGATTGGTGTGTTAAACTCCACAGTTGAAGCGCCAGAAGCGCTTTCTCCGTGGGAAGATTCTAATTATAGTATCATGGGTTAATTGAATGGCATGGTTTAAGAAAACGCCCGAAGTAAGATCAATGGAAAATCCAAATTATCCGGTGACGGCGCAAGCCATAAACTGGGGCGGTAGTGCAGTCGCTGGCGTTAACGTTACGCTTGAAAACGCTCTTACTGTCCCCGCCGTCTGGGCTGCCGTAGAATTTATCTCCGGCACTATCGCAAGCCTCCCTCTTAATGTCTACGAAAAAACAGCAACCGGTCGCGTTAAAATGACATCGGGTTTGCAGACTGTTATCCATGACGCGGTGAATGAGGAAACCAGTTCTTTCGATTGGCGCAAATATACGTTTGAGCGCATCCTAACCGGTGGTCGCTCAATAACTTATATCGAGCGATCCAATGGGAGAGTGGTTAATCTTTGGCCGATGGATCCTGCCGACGTTACTATTAAGCGATCTTCAAACCGCAAGACATACGAGTACAGCCCTGGCGGTGACGCCAAGCCTGTGACCTATGCGGCCAGCGAAATTATCGACATCTTCTTTTCGGTTGAGTCTGACGGCATTACATCAATAAGCCCTATCTTAACCAATAAAGATGCCATCGCCTTGGCAATCGCTGCAACGAATTACGGATCCAAGTTTTTCAATAATGGCGGCGTGCCTCCGTTCGTAATGACTGGCAACTTCCAAACCGGGTCAGCATTGAACCGCGCCTCCAATGATTTACAGAATGCGATTCAACAGCAGACTAAAGAAAACCGTTTAGCGTTAACGTTACCGGCTGGCCATGAGATTAAGCCAATTGGCGCAGACCCTGAAAAGTCGCAGCTGGTTGACCTAAAGCGATTCCAAGTTGAAGAAATTGCGCGTATCTATTCTTTGCCACCAGTGTTCCTGCAAGATCTAACGCACGGCACGTTCAGCAATACAGAGCAGCAAGACCTACACCTTGTGAAACATACGCTCCGCCGCTGGATAACACAGGTTGAGCAAGAGATGAACCTGAAGCTGTTCGGTCGCGATGAGGCGAAATTCTACGTTGAATTTAACCTTGATGGCCTGCTACGTGGTGACTTCTCTACTCGAATGAGTGGATACGCAACCGGTATTCAGAACGCTATCCTGACGCCGAACGAGGCGCGGGCACAAGAGAACCGCCCAGATAAAGATCTGGGCAACGATTTATTAGTCCAGGGCGCCACGGTGCCGCTTGGACAGCAGAAGATGGGTGACACAAATGTCTAAAGAAATCAGATCAGGTGAACCGGTCGAGATACGGGCAGAAGGCGATACAATTAGCGTAAGTGGATACGCTGCTGTTTTCAATTCCGAAACTATCATTGGCGGTTCATACCGTGAGCAAATTGCACCCGGTGCCTTTGCTGATGCTATTGGCCGCGATGATGTTATGTTCCTTATCAACCATGACGGCCTGCCTATGGCACGCACCAAGTCAGGCACGCTAACGCTGGCAGAAGATGAACGCGGCTTATATATGTCTGCTGAGTTGGATTCTACCGACCCTGATGTGCGTGCAATTGTTCCGAAAATGAAGCGTGGCGACTTGGATAAAATGAGTTTCGCTTTTATGCCAGAGGTGCAGAGCTGGGATGATTCGGGCGATATGCCTTTGCGAACTATTCGACAGGCTAGTCTTTTCGATGTTTCAATCGTTACGTATCCGGCTTACCAGGATACCGACATCGGTCTACGTTCGCTGAGCGAATTTAGATCGGCGCAAGAAACTAAAGAAATAGAAAGCAACCCTGAAGCAATTGCCGCTCGGTTGCGCATGAAATTGGCATTGAGCCAATAATAATCGGCGGTTCCCGCTAGTTATTGCCATCAAATCGCCCTTTGGCAGGGCATCAAAAAAGGCTTTAAAAATGGAAAATATCATCAAATTGCGGGAACAAATGGCTACCCTAGCCACTGAAGCCCGTTCACAACTTGATACAATCACAGACGCTACCGAGTCAAGCCGTGCTAAAGAAATCGAAGCACGCTTTGACGCAATCATGGTTGACCATGACAAGATCGGCGCATCTGTTGAGCGTGAAGTAAAACTTGCAGACGCTGAAGCCCGTGCAGTCGAATCCCGCCGCCCTAATGCTGGTGAAGCTGTTGCCGTTGCAGAAGCTCGCAAGTCGACCCCAGAATATAAAGAAGTTTTCACTAAGCAGTTGCGTTTTGGTTCTGCTGAGCTTGATTCTGAAGAACGTTCAATTCTGCTGTCTGGAAAAGTTGAAGGCCGAGCGCAGTCTACTACCCCAGGCTCTGCTGGTGGCTTTACTGTACCAGAAGGCTTTAGCGGCGAGATTGACCAGCAGATGGCAGTATGGGGTCCAATGTGGGATGCTGCAATTGTTCGCGAATTGTCCACTTCAACAGGTAATGCATTGCCGTGGCCTACAGTTGACGACACCGCCAAGTCTGGCCGTATCAAAGCTGAAAATGCTGGCGTTGATGATGATGGAACCGATGACGTTGTTTTTGCTGAGAAGATTCTGAATTCTTACGTTTACGACACTGGCATGGTTCGAGTTCCAATTGAATTGCTGCAAGACTCTGCTTTCAACATTGAGGCCCTGATGGGTGATTTGTTCGGTGAGCGTTTGGGCCGAGCTGCTAACACTGCTCTGACCACTGGTACTGGTTCTGCCCAGCCTAATGGCATTGTAACCGCTTCCGGCGCTGGCATTACCGCTGCCGGTGTTGCAGCTGTAACCGGTGATGAGCTCATTGATCTGTTCCACAGCGTTGACCCTGCCTATCGTATGTCTCCTAAATGTCGTTGGATGTTTAACGATTCTACCCTGGCAGCTATCCGTAAGCTGAAAGACGGCCAAGGCAACTACCTCTGGACCATGGGCGATGTTCGCACAGGTGAGCCAGATCAGTTCCTGGGCAAGCAGTACAGCGTAAACCAAGCGATGGCATCTTTGGGTACTGGCAACAAGCCTGTTATCTTCGGTGACTTTTCACGTTACGTAGTCCGCAAAGTTCTGGGTTACCAGATGCTTACATTGCGTGAGCGTTTTGCTGAAAACTTTCAGGTCGGCATGGTTGGCTTTAAGCGTTTCGATGGTAACTTGCTTAATGCAAATGCCGTGAAGCACTTGGTTAACGCCTAAATAATAGCGCCCAGAAATGGGCGCTTTTTTAAAGGATTCAAAGCAATGCTTATCAAATTGTTAGTTAGTCGTGCCGGCGTCAGCTTTTCACAGATCGCCGGTGAGATTGTAGAAGTGGAGAACGCCGAGGCACTGCGCATGATTAGCGCTGGTCAGGCTGAAGCCGCAAAGAAAGAAACCGTTGTTGAAACCGCAACCAAAAAATTTAAAGGTAAAAAATGAATCTTTTAGTCACGTTAATTACAGCAGCCGCAGCGCAACCCGTTAGTGTCGCTGAGTGCAAATCCGATCTTCGGATTGACGCAGGCGTGACTATTGAAGACGATTTAATATCTGATTACATCGACGCGGCTGCGCGGTATTGCTCCGAGGTTACGGGCCGAAAGCTAATTTCCGAAACATGGAAATATGGCATTGGTAATGAGCCGGGTAAATTTGTCGCGACGCCGTTTAAGCCGGTTTTTAATTCGTTTCAGCCGATTAAGCTACCATTCACGCCAGTATCTGAAATTGTCGAGGTTCAATACTATGACCTAGACAACGCTTCTCAGACGCTAAACTTGGCTGATTTCTATCTGTACAATTACGACCAAAGCTCTGACCTTGCGCCGATTTTGAATTATGCTTGGCCTTCTTTCTATGAGCGACGAGACGCCCTAAACATAACGTTCACGACAGGCTATGGCGCAACCGGTGCTGACGTACCAAGCAACATAAAGCGCGCCATACGGCTTCTTGTGGCGCACTGGTATGAGCAGCGAATGGCCGTTACCGTTGGTCAGTCTGCTATGCCTATTCCGTTCGGTGTTGACGCAATGTTAAACGTGGACCGCACCGGCTGGGTGGCATAATGTTTAGACCTGGTGAGCTAGACCAGCGCGTTACAGTGCAGCGGCAGACGCTTACGCAAGATGGGCTCGGTGGTGATACGTTAGCATGGGTTGATCAGGGCGCTTACTGGTGCCACGTTCGGCCACTGTCGGGTCGTGAAGCCACAGGGTTTGACCAGTTGCAGGGTGAAGCGTCTTATATGTTCGTGTTCCGCAATGGCATCTCATTGCTAGACTCTGACCGACTAGACTGGCAAGGCGATCAGTACAACATTACATTGAGAAAGCAGCCGAAAAGCCGGGCACTGTATTTAGAAGTCACAGCAGAGCGTGGGGTGGCGCAATGAGTTTAAAGGGTGATTACTCCCGGAACATACAAATACTTGGCCTTGAAAACGTCAACAAGATATTGAGCGAGCTAATACCAAGAGAGGCTAATAACCTGTCGAAAGCGATGGTGTTCGGCTTTGCCCAGCAAGCCTCGAAATTAGTTAAGAAGCGTGCGCCAGTTGGCAGTAGAAGCAACCGCGGCAATCTCAAGAAGGCCATTAAAGCCAAGCGGATAAAGTCTGCCCCAGGATACCCAAAAGCGAAAGTGGTTATAACCAAAGGCATCCGGGCAAAAAATGACGCGTTCTACTGGCGCTTTGTAGAATACGAAATTGGCGGCAAACATCCACAGAGTGCGCAACCGTTTGTTAGGCCCGCCATCTTAGAATTTAAAGCCCAGATGGATGGCATGGTCGACCAGGTATTCACCCAAAAGCTAGCAGGTGCTGTGAAGCGGGCAAAGAAGAGGGCGGCGAAACGTGGCTAGTTTTGAGACGGCAGTACAGAAAGCGATATATGAAAAACTTATTGCGAATGCTGATATAATTAGCAATGCAATACCGGTTTATGATGCTGTCCCGCAACCCGTTACGGTTGAAAATACAGACTTCCCATACATCGTTATTGGCGATGATAGTCACGCGGCGTTTGATACCGATACTGAAAACATGAACATGGTGTCAATTACGATTGATACCTGGAGCCGATACCGAGGCCGAGCAGAAACTAAAGAAATACAGGGTTATATTTACAACAGTTTACAGCGGGCAGCACTGAGTCAGCCAGGCTTTAAATTTGTAACTATAATGCAAACAGCATCTGAGTCGTTTTTAGACTCTGACGGTTTGACCCGCCATGGTGTTCAAACATTTACTTTAATAATCGAGGAGATTTAACATGGCCGCAGCAGCATCACGTGACCTAATCATAAAGAAAAACGCTATCCGCTGGTTGGGCATTACTTCCAAGGGCGTTAGCATTGCAAAAGAAGCTATCGACATTACTTCGGACGAAGATAATGGCTATCGGACCTTGCTTGATGACGTTGGCAGTAAAACCCTGGACATTAGTTTCAGCGGCGTTACTAAAGACACCACTATCCGCACGCTGATAAACACTGATGGTTCGCAATTGTATACCGACATCACTGTTGAGTTTCCACCAGTCGGTTCACAAGCTGCCGGTGATACCATTAGCGGCAGTTTCTTTTTGAACAGCGTTAGCGAAACCGGCGGTGATTCAAACGGCACAATTAGTTTTGACGGTGCTTTGCAGTCGTCAGGCGAATGGACCTATACGGCGGGCGTTTAATGTTTGACGGATTGGACGTAGAATTTGAAGGCAAAAAAGGCCGTGTAGATTCTCGTCGGATCATTGAGCTGCTTTCTATTTTAGAGAGCAGCCCAAGCGACCCGAACCGAGTGCGTGAGGAAGAGCCAGAAACTTTTAACATGGGCCGAAATAAAGTGGCCATTGTTTATAATAAGATTCTGCGCTTTGCCGGTATTAATGTTTTTGATATGGATGTTGCAATTAAGCTTAGATCTGATGTGGATTTTGTTAAACAGGCATACAGCGACATTGGCAAAATTTTAACAGCACTCCGACCGCCTGAAGATTACGCGCCGCAGGTATCAGAAGACCCAAAGCCAAAAGCCAAAGCTCGAAAAAAGAAAAGCGCGGAACAGTAGAGATTGCTTTTATAGCCGCCATTCAGATGGGCATGAGCCCGTCTGATTTTTGGACAATGCGGCCTTGTGAGTTTTGGTGGTGGATGAAAGCGAAAAACCCTGACGCATTTAAAGAGCCTCAAAAAGCACGACTACTTAGATTACTAGAGGACGGTTTTTAATGGCCAGCAATGAAGACATAATTTTTAAATTTGGTGCTGATGTTGGGCCATTAAAAAAAGGCACTAAGGAAGCCACCACCAGCTTGGACAAAGTTGGCACCGCTGCAAAGTCTGGCAGTGTTGGGTTGGCAAAGCTTGGCACCGCTGCAACAGCCGCTGGCGTGGCGTTCTTGGCATTCTCAAAGCTTGTCGGCGATAACGTCAACGAGTTAAAGAACCAAGCGGCAGTCGCCAACACTTCAATCACCAATTTCAAAAACATGGCATTCGCTGCAAAGAGCGTAGGTGTTGAACAAGATACGCTTGCTGATATTCTGAAAGACGTTAACGACAAGATCGGTGATTTCGTCCAGACCGGCGCAGGCCCGATGGTTGATTTCTTTGAAAAGATTGGCCCGATGGTTGGCGTTACTGCCGACAACTTCAAAGACTTAAGCGGCGACCAGGCTCTAAAACTGTACGTCGATTCACTGAATAGCGCGAACCTGTCGCAATCCGATATGGTTTTCTACATGGAAGCCATCGCCAGCGATGCCACAAAGCTTTTACCATTATACGCTGACCAAAGCGCAGAGCTTGACAGGCTTTCTCAAAAGTATTCAGACGTTAATGAGCAGCTCGGACTAACAGCTAACCAAGCCGACTCGATGGGCGACATGAAAGAAGCCTTCGACCTTTTGGGTGTTACCGCCGGCAATGCTGGCACACAAATAATTAGCACGTTTGCCGAGCCTATAACTGATTTTCTAGAAACTACAATAGAATTAATCCCAACATTAACAAATCATTTTATCGATTTCTTCAATAGCTTTCTTGATGCAAAAGACATCAACAGCATTTCTCAAATAGAAACGCAGATCCAAGCTGTTAGCGAAGAGATGACGAGATTAATAGCGTTAGATAAAGAGCTGAAGGACCTAGAGAACGACCCGGCATACAAGGACGCAACATGGCCAACAAAAGGCACTGACGAAAGCGCATACACAGAAGATATGCAATTTCAACAAGATAGGCTTGACGCTCTTAATGAGCAGCTCCTAGTATTGAACCAGCAGAATGAAGCAAGACAGCTAGAAAAGCCGGGCGCAGATGGCACTTCCGGTCCGGCAACGCCAGCGTTATCAGACGAAGACTACCTGGCAAAGCGAAGAGATGAAGAAAAGCAAAAGCTTTTAGATAGCCAAACTGAAACTGTTGATATAGTCGATCTGCAATTTAAGACCTTGGAAGACAAAGAGAAAGAACACCTGACCGAGATGGCGCGGCTAAATAAAGAATACGTCGATGGCCGCTTAACTTCTGGTGAAGACTTTTCAAAGACTGATTTAGAGCGGCAGCAAGAGTGGGCGGCAAAATCAAAAGCTATTGAAAGCCAAGCCAACCAAGAAAATTGGAACGCTGCAAGCAAAGCCTTGGGCGATCTATCTTCTTTGATGCAGTCAGAAGACAAGAAGGCGTTTAAGATTGGGCAGGCCGCCGCCATTGCACAGGCAACAATAGACGGGATTAGCGCAGCGATTGGCTCTTACAAAGTCGGCGCGGGTATAGGCGGGCCGCCACTCGGTGCAGCGTTTGCGGCAGCATCGGGAATATCCACTGCTATGATGATTAACAAACTTGCAGCAGCGTCGCCAAGTGGCGGCAGTTCAGGCAACCCAGCGTCAGGCGTTAGCACTACAGCGCCAGTGGCAGACACAGCCGCCGCAGAAACATCGTCAAGCGCACCACAGGCGCAATCACAAAGCCTGTACATTAACGGCATTGACCCTGGCTCGATGTTCTCCGGTGATCAGGTCCGAAACTTAATAGACAAAATCAATGAAGCCGGCAGCGACGGAAAACAGGTGATACTAGTATGACACGCATAAGCACGAATTTAGTATTAACGCTAAATGAGATTAACGACAACGCCGGTCGAATCTGTTTTGATAATGTCGTGACCTCAGGCTCCATATCGGCAACATCGGCAGCGGCTGGTTCGCCAATCACTAACGCCACCAACCCTGCAACAGCGTTCGTATGGGCTGCAACGAGTACAGCAACGCAGACAATCACGATAACAAACGGAAGCCGGCGGCCTGTCGATTACATCGGCATTGCGCGGCATAACCTGAATCAACCGGGCCTTGAAGTAGCTGTAAGTTTTGACGGCACGCTGGTTTACCAGTCGGGCGCTATTGGTCAGGAACAGGCACTGTTGTTTTTGTTCTCACAAGCTACACCCGCTACCATTACGCTATCAATTACGGGCGCGACTACTGCGCCGACAATTGCCGTCATCTACGCGGGCCTGTCGCTGCGCCTAGAGCGAAACATATACGTAGGCCATACTCCGATAACAATGGGCCGTGAGCGCACCGCTATCAACGGCATAAGCCAGTCAGGCGAGTATCTTGGCGAAGTAGTGTTGAACAAGTCTTTGACCACCGGCGTTTCATTGCAAAACCTTACGCCGTTCTGGTATCGCCAAAACCTCGACCCGTTCTTTGCACAAAGCCCGCGACCACCTTGCTTTTGGGCATGGCGCCCCACAGGCTACCCGGCAGAAGTTGGATACTGTTGGGTTGAGGGAAATCCGAGGCCGACTAATCAACGCTCAAATGGTATGATGCAGGTAGATTGGAATTTTAGGGGCATCGCTTGAGTAATCGAATTAGTTTTATCGAGCTGGAAGTTAAGAAGTGTACGCGAGTCTATGGCTCCGCACCTTGCACGGCGGCAGTCGGCGTTACTGGCGATCAAAAATGTTTTAACAGCCGGGCGACTTGTCAGGATTTGAATAATATATTAGAAGTGAACGAGTCTGTTCGGCTGGCGAAACCGTCGAGCATAAAACCTGACGATATTAATTCGACGCCGTACATTGAAAACATAGAATCCATTAGCTACACGCCTCCGGTGCTTGAACTGGGCCGCTCTATTGGCGTGCGTGCCTCTATGTCTGTTTCATTTAAAGACCACAGAAGCCCAGACAGCGACGCTACCGGCGACCCGTACCTGAGCGACCGAGATTACGACCCGTATACACTGGGCACCTACTTTGGAAAGCTGAAAGCTCGACACCCGTTTTTGCGTGGGCAGTCTATCTATTGGGTCCAAGGAACAGATAACCAAGAATTTGAAACAATGGAACGCCGTCACCTTATCGTCGAAGAGACGGCAGGCCCTAACAGCTCTGGAACCTACAGCATTACTGCGAAAGATGCTTTAAAGTTGACCCAGGGTGATCGAGCATTAGCGCCTAAAGCCAGCGAGGGTTATCTAACCAACCCGCTGGCAATTGGTGGGATGACTATTGTACTGTCACCTACAGGCGTTGGCGATTTGGAATACCCAACATCTGGAAAACTAAACATCGGCGGCAAAGAGATTGTCAGCTTTTCAGACCGTGTTGGTGATTCAATTACGATTTCAGCTAGGGCGCAAAATAATACCGAAGAAGTCGCGCACGAAACACAAGACCGCGTGCAGCTTTGTCTAGTGTATTCAAGCGACAGCGCACCGACGATTTTGAATGATCTTTTAACATCGTACACAGAGGTTTCTTCTGATTACGTCCCTTTGGCAGATTGGGCGGTCGAGTCTGATTTGTATATTAACCGGGTGTACAGCACGCTAATCGCAGAGCCAACGCCTGTTAATGATTTGATTAACGAGATGCTAGAGCAGACCAGCTCAAACATGTGGTGGGACAGCTTGGCATCGCTTATCCGGTGGTCAGTTTTAAAGAACCCAGATTCGTCGGCTTTTGAGTTTAACGAATCCAATTATATGCAGGGTTCTTTCAACATTGCCGACCAGCTCGCTAAAAGGGTGAGCCGTGTCATTGTAAACTATGGCCAAATAAACCCGCTGTTGAATTTAACGGATGAGCGAAATTACGCTTCAAGCGTTCTGTATGTCGACCTGGCATCAGAGGCATTCTTTAGCGGCACTCCGCTTTATAGAAGCATATTCAGCCGTTGGATTCTGGGCGATTCTCGTGACACTGCTACCATCTTGGCGCAGCTTATAACGCAGAGATATTCAACGCCACCTCGGAAAGTTGGCTTTAAAATCCTGCGCGACTCCATCGGCTTGATGCCTGAGCTTTCTGGTTCTTACAATCTAAAGAATTTATATATTCAGGATTTTACCGGCGCTCAAAAATCAATGCCAATTCAGGTTACATCAATTAATCCTGGCGAGTCGACAATAACGGTCAACGCTGAAGAGGTTACGTTCTCAAACCAGTTACCACCACGAGACATAGACATTGTTAATCTGTTCCCTGAAAACAATTACCAGGGTTACAACATATACAGCAGAACAGTGGTTGATCTTGGTCAGGCCCCGGTAGCAGCGACTGTTGTTAATGTATTTGTATCTGAGAATTTCTTGCTTGGCTCAATGACAACTGGCAGCGGGTGGCCAGCGGGCGCGACTATAAACCTGTACGTTCAACCGGGCGCGAAAGTGTTGGGCCAAGGCGGCAATGGTGGTAGCGGTGGTTCGGCTTATGCAACAGTAGAGCAAAGAACAATCCAGATTCCAGGGCCGCCGTTTTATATAACAGACTTTTATATTAGAGCAAACACCACGACATCACCAACAGGCGGCACAGCAGGCGGCACGGCGCTGGAAATATTGCACCCAATCAATATAACCAACTATGGAATCATTGGCGGCGGTGGCGGCGGCGCAGGTGGAGCAGGTGCGGCAGCGGCGGCGCTTACGTTCGCCCCGGAATACAAAGGCTACCAAACAGCATTGGCAGCAATTGGCGGCAATGGTGGAGGCGGCGGCGCAGGGTACCCAGTTGGAACTGGTGGGCAGGCCGGCACGCAAGAAGCCTATGCATACCGAACGCGTCAAGATCAGAACTTTCAAACTACGATTGAGAGATACGACGAGCCAAGCCTGTTCCTAGGGCCCATTACATTGCCAGGTGCTGCAAAAGATGGCGGCACTTTATCTGGCGGTACTGACAAATCGACAGCTTTTCAGAACAGTTACAAGGCGCTAGACTACCCGGCTGCCACTTCAATCATGGAAGCCTTCGCAAAAAGCCCAGATACCACGTCAGGAATCGGGCACGGCGGAGACCTTGGGGATTCTGGCCAAGTTGGCGGCGATGGTTATGCTCGCTGGACCCTGAGCAACTCACTCGGTGGTGATAGTTCCGATGCAGAAAATAATGCCGAAAACGGCGCAGCCGCAGGCGCGGCAGGCGCAGCAATAAACACGAACGGAAATACAGTAACCTACTTAATAACCGGCGACATCAGAGGCGCAATCATATGAGTTTACCAATTTACCAACGAGTCGCCGTGACAGACGCGGGCGATATAATCCCAGGCGCCGAGTATACGGTCATTAATGAAAATACTGGCGTGGCAGCTCCGATCTATTTGGATCGAGCAGGCGCTACTTTATTAACTGCGCCCTACTTTGCCGACGCTGCCGGTACCATTCAGTTTTATATCGCGCAGGGTACGACCTTCCGTGTCGCTGCTTCCGGTGGTGTGGGCACTTATACAGACCGTTATGTTTATGGTGTGGCTGCGGCTGTCTTGGCTTTGGCGGATGGCAGTGCTACTATAAACCGAGTCGGTTCAGATGGGTCAGCTCTGAGCATTCAAAAAGATGGCACAACCGCTGGCTCCATTGGTATGCTCGCCTCATTTCCCTACATTGGAAAAGGTGATGTAACGTTATTATTTGTTGATTCTAGTGACCAGATAATTCCCAGAGGGGTTGAGGCAGCGCAAAGGACGGGGGTCATTAGCCTAGGCGATACAAGCAATAAATTCAAAGATATTCATCTTGCCGGTGGCGTAGTATTCGGCGATGCGGGTGGCTCTGGAACGAGTTCAAGCAACAAGCTTGACGATTACGAAGAGGGGACTTGGACTCCTACAGGGACCGGAATTTCGCCTGTTACTTGCTACTACACTAAGATTGGTAGGCAGGTTTACTGCATGGGGTATTTTAGCACGTCAGCAACAGTA